GTATTGGGCCATACGTCGAAGAAGCTCTTTCAAAAAAGCAGGTTCGACTTCTTCCCAATGTATTTCACAGTAGTTCAAAAGCTCCGCATCCGTCAGGCTTGTAGGTTGTATTCCTCGCATATGTGTCTCCATGCGTGATCGGCTGTTGGGTGTCTTTCAAGTATGTTGATTAGCTGCTGCACGCGTGAGCGATATGCGGGAGTTACTTCAACACCAGATAGCCAGTTGTAAACGGTTTGTCGCGTTGCGCCTGTAAATTTTGAAATACGCAACACAGAAAAGTCTCGGTGCACCGCCCACTTTCCCAGCCTTGAGCCGAGAGTGCGGGGGGCGTGTTTAACAACGTTTTTAGTTCGGTCAGAATAGGGCATAGTGTTTAAAGGGGCTTGCGCCCCTGTTGATTAGTCGTCAGTGTCCCAAGCATCTACGGTAGCAGCAATCCCAGACTTCTTGGGTACTGCGTTAACAGGCGCCGATTCCTTACGAACTTCCGGCTCACTGTCGTCCGATTCTTCCACAACTTCTTTCTTTTTAGCACTAGCCTTTGGTCTGGTACCTTCCAGTGCAGGCGGTGCGACTTGGGGCTGAGGTGCGCTGAACGACATAGTCACCATCTTCTTGACGGGTTCAGTGTCAATCTTGGTTTCGACCGTTGCAAACTCATCGTCGGTCAACCAACGCATCGTTTTGAAGAACAACTTAGGCACAGCAGCTTTAGTATCAAAGCGCATACGTGTGACAACTTCTTCAGGTTTGATGTCTTGCGCAGCTAACCAGCGAGCGTAAGCTTGCAGAGGCAGATTACCGCTGCCATCGTCCTTACCGAAAATACTCGTGGCAGGTAAAGACAACGCTAGCGCATCACCACCAACGTCATTAGCCAACACTACAGCAATACGTTGTGAGAAACGACAAGCGCGGCTGTTGCCTTCACCGCTGCCCTGAATGTTCTGTGGGCAGTCAGCACAGTTGGAGTGCTGGGGTTCAGCAACAGATGCGTCGGGCTTATCACCGTCTGCTGACCAGCATGTAGGCGATGTAGTTTTACCCTCTTCATACTTGCCCATGTAAAACGTACGACCGATCTTGGGCGCTGCTCCAACGACTACAACATCAAGATGTCGATCATCAATCGATGCGATCTCTTTACCATCGCTTATCAAACGAAACACACCGCCTTTGATAGAGATGTTCTTGCCAGATGCACTACTAACACCGCCAGTTAAAGCTAAAGCAATTGCAGACGGGCCACCCCGCTTGGCAAAAGCGGGAGCTTTGGAAGGATTAAAAACAGTAACGTTACTCATTTGGTTGGTTTCCTTACAGAGATGTCGAACTCTTTGTCTGAGTTCAAACCAGGGGGTACAAGCGAAGGGTTATCTTCTAAAAACTTAGCCATGTTGGATTGATGAATACGCTTCTCATAAAGATCGAGCGCATCATGTTCCACCACGAAGGTTTTGAAAGCATCCCAGTCCTGCGTGAAGTACCGTGTCTTAGTCGTTAAGATCACAGTGCCTTGATCGGTTTTCACCGATTTACTGCCGAGTGCCATAAGCTGATCTTTCATCGCAGCTTTAATCTCATCTTGCTGCGCTTTTAGTTCCTCAACTTCAGACTCATAATCTTTTGTAAGTTCTTGAATACGTGTGCGTATCTTGAGATACACACGCGCCAATTTATCCATTGGTATAGCATCCATATCAACTCTCCTTTTGTGTTATGTCAAGAATTATACATGCTTTGTTTCATCGTGCAACCTCCTCTTCGTAAAGTTTTATTAACAACGCGTGATCCTCTACGCGCTCTTCCAGCATCTTGAACATCTTGCGTTCAATCTCACTGCCTTGCAGATGTATCACCGTAACTTTAGTCGAGTCCTGACCGATACGATCAGAACGAGCGATACACTGTTTATAAGTCTCAACGGACATCACTGGACCCCAGAAGATCACAGTGTCCGCAGCGGTCAGCGTGACACCGTGCGCAGCAGCTTGAGGCTGTATGACAAGCACACGCGGGTCATCCTCATTCTGGAAGCGCTTAAATATATCTGTTCTCTTTTTTGGTGACACGTCACCGTGAATCATCTCGTTAGCAATACCATGCTTGGTGAGGTATGTGTTGATCGTATCTATGCTGTGCCTGAACGGAGCGAAGATCAACAACTTGCGCTTAGTCTCTTCAAGCACCTCCATCAACACGTTAAGACGCGGCGCACAATCAAACTCCACAACCTCACGCCCATCGGTGTAAGCGGCTCCAGCACTTATCTGCAACAGCTTACTGACACTTGCCGCTGCGTTTACGGCTGTTATAACTTCTCCAGCAGTCTGCACTAGCATGCGTTCCTTAAGCATCACGTAGTATTTTTTCTGCTGCGGTGTGAGAGGTATGTCACGCGTCTCAATCAACACAGGCGGCAGATCGGTGCACTGTTCTTTTGTGTAGCGTATGGCAGGCTGCAGCGCACTGTGTACAAGATCTGGCGCTTCTCGTTTCGGCCCCCACTTAAACTGCGTGATCTTGTTCATCGTCTTATCACGCCACGCTGTGAAGAAATTTGGAACACCTGTTGGGTTAACAAGTTTGGCTAACCCGTAAGCGTCAAGCGGTGACTGTGAAGCTGGAGTACCAGTCATCATCCACAGGTAAGTGTGTGGTGTGATTAATGAGTTAAGACTTTTCCAACGCCTCGTGCTCTGGTTTTTATATGCGTTCGCCTCATCGACAATGATGAGATCAAAACGTCCGTCTGCCTTCACCTCGTTAGCAATTAAGTTCAGTCCGTCATAATTAATAATCACAAACTCGTAGTCGCCCTGTACCATCTCAATACGTTTCACAGCTTGCGGATGGTGCGCGACAATCGCAGTCCGGTGGATGATGCTCTTGCCGATACCGCTCATCCAGGCGTCGTGCATGATAGACAGCGTGCACAAGATAAGACAACGTCTTACGTAACCTTTATTCATCAGGTAGTCAGCAGCCCACAACGCAGACAGCGTCTTGCCAGTGCCCGGATCGTTGAACACAAACGAGCGTCGATGTAGCGTTAAGAACGATGCTGTCTCGATCTGATGCGCGAACGGCTTGTGCTTCCCAGGCCAGTTGTATTTAGCCTTGATGGGTGACGGCACGCTACGTACACCCAGATTGCGCAGCACACGCATTTCGTCCAAACCCCAGAACACAAGTACCTCGTGTACACCAGGGGCTACTTCTCCAAGATTTTTGCTGCGAGGTATCACAGCGTATTTGTCAGGCTTGCGTGTCCGTAGCAAGACTGCTTTGTTGTCTATGATCTGCATTTTAGTTTGTATAAAGTTTTATGTGTTTGCACGTGGTAGTGCTTGTCCAATAAGTTTCTGCGCATCATTTCATGCAACATCAAACGCCAGAACGCTTCTTCTGTTGTTATGTCGCTGTGGATGACTTCCATGTGGTTGACCCACCATCCATCTCCATGTTTAGCAGACCACAGCGTTACTAGCGTGTCGTTACTTTCCGTTGTCAGCCATGTTCTTGTTTGGGCTGCGAAGTCGCGTATTTCCTTTGGTAGACTTCCCCCCAGATCGGATAGGTGTGATATGGTCGATGTCTTTACCGGCTCTATCGATACCGTCTTTGTCATACATTCTCCTTGCGCGTTGGCGCTCGATCTGATCTTTTGTTTCGCCTGATTTTTTCTGTAGCTTGTATGCGTGCTTGTAATCGCGCTTGCCGTTAACTTGTGTCATCTCAATGCCCCTTATTAAATTCACAGGTTTTCACAGGACACCACGGACAAAGTGGTGTTGAGGTTGGGTTCCACACGTTGTTAGCAAACGCTGCTTCAAGACGCGCTACCCGTTCACGATAGTCCTGCCAATAGTTAGTAGCTTCTTCAAGCACCACCTTGTGTTTGACCATCGTATCTTTCACTACAAATAACAGAGCAGACTTCACCATACGCACAATCGGGAAGTGCGCAAACACCATGAGCGACATCAGCGTCAGTTGTTCTTTGTCAGGATATTTATCTTTACCTGTCTTGTAGTCCACAACCCATGCTGTAAGACTTTCTTCGTCAACGATAAGTAAGTCAGCGATACCGCGCACCCAACAGCTGTCATCTCTAAAACCACACGGGCGCAGGTCAACCGTTAGCCCCATCTCATACTCAGCATACTTCGTCCCCGGCTTTGCAAGGAGCGCATCAATCGTAGGCTGCACAAAAGAAAAGTGTGCGGGTATGGGCACGTTATCTTTAACATAATCTTCTGCGGCTTTGTGCAACTCTTTACCGTAGCGGATCTGTTCTGTTTCTTTCTGCGTGTACTTCTTTAGTACACGTACTTCGTGATAACGTCTTGCACAGCCTTCAAAGTCTTTAAGTGCTGAGTGGGACCATGCCTTCATTAGAACCTCGCTGATTTAACGATCTGGTGCATTGTCTCTGCGAAGTGTTCGACAAAGCGTTCGTCGTTGGAAAGTTTAGGGCGCACGTGATCGAGGATGACATGGGTCAACTCGTGCCAGAAAGTCAGCGCACGTTCGTTCTCGGTTGTATGCTTTGTCTTGTTACTTGTTGCTATAACAATCATATTGTCCACGGTGTAACCCGTGGTGTATGCCTCATCAACATGTTGCTGCTTGATGATGTACCGCCTTTTACCTACACGTATTGACTTCGGTATGTCCACATGACTCTCCTTTTATTTAGCGTCACCGTAACGCTTTGCTGAACTAACTTCTGCTGCCAGCGGTATCCCTGGCATGTACTTCGGCTCCATCGTCATCTGCTCCAAGACCCACTGCTCTGCCTCTTGGACATAGGCATCTGGCACGATGACTACTTCTTCGTCATGCACGGTTAAACACACTGAGTACCTCTTTTGAGTTCTCAGCATCCCATCAGTCATCACAATACGAGCTAGCGCCTGAACGATGTTTTCGGTCAGCTTGCCACCATACAGCTTGGTCTCGTCGGGGCCATACACCACCCCCTTCTCTTTTGAAACTTTGATGTCAGGATAGCGTAACTTCATGCCGTTTGGCAAGAGAATTTCTTCTTTCCTGAACGTGATGCACTTGTGCTTGTACTCGTTACCCTCCAACAGACAGTGATTTATCGCTGACTGACACAGCGCCCAGAAGTCCGTCACCGGCTGCGCCGCTCTGCGGTATATCTCGATGATGGCTTTAGCTGCCAAGCAGTGGTAGAACAACTCCTCCTCTGTACATGTGTGGGGGATCTTCTCAAACTGCTTCATCAGCACCTTATCTTTGAGGAACGCCCTAGCTGCGACAGCAGATACACCAACTTGTTTAGCAAACTTCTTGTCGTACATCATGGGCGGTGCGCCGAGGAACCCCGTCAACAACTGCGCCGAGAACGACGCCCACCCCATGCCGTAGCCCGCACCGAGTAGCGCTGACTTGGCAGACTGCCGCAGGTCAGGGTGTGACTCTTTACTCAGGTTGGGTATGTTGAACATCTGCGCACCGAACGCAGCGTATGCGTCCTGCCCACTCCTGAAGATGTCTAGGAGCGCGTCGTATCCACTGACCCATGCGAGGACTCTGGGTTCAATCTGGGAGAGGTCACAGACGACGAGGCTGTGTCCTTCGGGTGCCAGAATGGAACGACGTAAGAAAGATCCGCGTTTGAGATTTTGGAGATTGAGCCCTGAACCTCGACTCGCTGACCATCTGCCCGTGTGAGCCCCATAATAGTTAAGGGGAACGGGCAGTGCGCCTCTTGACGCAATATCAAGGAAACGCTGGGCACGCGTTCTTTCAAGGGTTGACTTGACTTTAAGACGTGCTTCACACAGCAGGGCAACGTCCTCCCGCTCTGAATTGAGCAGAGCCTGAAACAGTGCGTCGTTCTTAGCAAACGCATAAGTTCGTCTGCCGGTGGTCTTGCTGAGTTTTGTGGGGGGTTCCACGTCCATACGACGGAGAAGATCTGCGAATCGATCATTACTCGCCAATGCTCCGTCATCCACTCCGAGTCGTCCCAATATTTCTCCACGCTTGCGCTCCTCTTCATCAATGGCTTGCCTCAACATCTCAGTGTCCAACATCAGCCGAGGTATTGTGAACATCTTCAGCGTCATGTCGATCAGCTTGAGTTCTTTAGCAGGGAACCCATCAACCAGACGGTTGAACACCTGCTCACACAGGAACGTGTCATGCGCACAGTACTCAGCAAGTTCTTTCTCTATCTCAGGGGTAAGCTCGACCAGCCCGTCCGTGCTGTGCACAGCTTGACCTTTAGGCGGCAGACCAAACTCATCTGCAAGTTTTGCCAAGCTGTTGCCAACCTCCACACCACGCAGCGCTCGTGCCATGGACAGTGAGTCGAAGATCAGCGCAGGATTGGCCCCATACACCCACGCCAAGATAGCCACGTCAAACTGCGCGTTGTGCGCTAGCACGGCTGTGCTCGACCAATCAGTCGATGCTACGAACTCAGGAATATCTTTGTGAGAAATCCATACTGGATCATCGTCTGAACCCAGTTCTTTAACACACAGCCCGAACGCTTTGAATCGTTTATCCCTGATGTACTGCTCTGTCGTCAGCTTACTCAGTGTGTACTCTTTCCTGCTCCAACGTGTTTCAAAGTCTATGACTAGCGTTTTCATCAGTTCAGCGTCCTGTGGGGGGACATCTCTTTTTCCAAGTGTGTCTCCAAACGTTCTAGTGAACTGACAACAAGGTCATACACCTCCATGATGTTTGCGTTAACTCCAAGCATTTTGAAGTTGTCGTTTGCTTCATCGCCAACAATTAAGACGCAGTTAACTTTGTGCTCTATAGCGTTTTCAAGCAGCTCTCTTGCAAGCTTTATTGTTTCTTCACGCTCCGTTGATAATGTTTTCGACTTCATGAATATTCTCCTCGTTGATGACAAGTGCTATACCGCCAGACTGACGGATCATCTCAAGCTGCCTGTCTTGTAGTGCTGTGGTCTTGTTCTTCCCTGCTTTACATTCAATAGCAATGAAGCGTCCATTGTGGCAGCAAACGATGTCAGGGATACCTGACACTCCGTAACCACCTGTAACAGGAAAGAAGTAATAAACGTTGTAAGACTTGAGCAGCTTAGTGATCTTGTCTTTAACGCGTCCTTCGGGTGTTCTCAAAACGGTGCCTCCTCTATGTCAGTGGGTGTTTGGTTCTTAACAACTTTCACCAAGACAACAGCTTTACGTTTGAGATACGCATAGCTTGGAAACGGCCAGTTGTTGTCTGATGGTATGCGTATGTACAGCATGTCGTTGGGTTCTTCTTTAACAACGTAACCTATCTCCCCTGTGTTCTTGATGCGTACTCGTGTGTCAGGTTGCATGTGTGCCTCGTATATTGAACGGGTCATGAAAGCTAAGACCCTCTTCTTCGACCATTAGATTCTTTTTCTTCTTGATGGGTTTTTTGATCTTCTTATTTGCAACGTAATAGCCGTATGCCCACCCTAACTTCTTACAGATAGACGATTGACGCAGCATCAGTTCTCTTTCGATGATTCCTTGTTCTAGTAACGGCATCAGTGAGTTCGAGACCGACTTGGTAGTGA